TAAGCGGCGAAGCGCTATTGCAAACTGGGCTGTGTATCACGCATCCATTGGAAACACTGGGGCGCTTGCTCTTGATTTGACTATCGCAACAGATACGAACGTTGCTTACTTCAACAATACAAGTCCGACATCAAGCGTCTTCACAGTCGGAACAGGCAATTCAGTCAACGCAAGCACAAGCACCTACGTCGCATATCTCTTCGCCGAGGTCGCAGGCTTCAGCCGCTTCGGCAGCTACACCGGCAACGGCAGCGCGGATGGGCCGTTTGTGTTCACAGGGTTTAGGCCGAGGTGGGTGATGACGAAGCGCACCGATTCCTCCACAAGCGGCAACTGGATGATCACTGATGCTGCACGCAATACCTACAACCTTGCTGGCGAAATCTTGATTCCTAACCTTCCGGATCAGGAATACACGCAGGATGGCATCGATATGCTTTCCAACGGTTTCAAAATTCGCGCATCAACTGGCAATAGAAACACTAACGGCGGCACATTCATCTACGCCGCATTCGCCGAGCACCCCTTCAAACTTTCCCTTTCGAGGTAACCCATGTTCCTGCTAAACGGCTCTCCTCTCTCGCCCGATACGGCGTTCACCGCTGGCGATATCCAGTATCCCGCCAATTGGCTGCGCCTTGCAACCCCTGAAGAACGCGCTGCTATTGGCATTACCGAAGTAGCTGATGCTGCTCCGCATGATGATCGTTTTTATTGGGCACCGGGCATCCCCAAGGCTTTAGACGATGTACTTGCTACAAAAGAAGACGGATCACCTTTAATGGTGCAGGTTTATGATGCTGCTACGAACAGCATGGTGGACACTGATAAACAAGTAGTTCAAATTGGTCTAAAGTCACAAACTATTGCCCAAGTTAAACAAACTGCTGGTAGTTTACTTGCTTCTACCGATTGGAAAATTACTCGTGCTGCGGAAGGTGTAAAGGCTTGCGATTCCGCTACACTAGCTGCTCGTGCTGCAATTCGTGCTGCATCTGATGCAAATGAAGCAGCAATTAAAGCTTGTACGACTGTAGATGAGTTAGCTGCTCTTCAGATGAACTGGCCTAAAGAGTAAGTATGCAAGAAGACGTATCTCATGCAGAAATCTACGCACGACTCATTGCAGTTGAGCATAAAGTAGATGCCATTAATCAGCGTACACAAGATGTTGTGGATGCATTTAATGCTGCACGAGGTGCGTTTGCTGCACTAGAATTTTTAGCTAAAGTTGCCAAACCTATATTGTGGATTGCTGCACTAGTTGCAGCTTTCAGTGCTTTTTGGTCTAACTACAAGCCGTAATGGATCCAATTACAGCCGCAGCTACCGCATTTGCAGCAGCACAAACGGCTGTAGCAACTATTAAAAAAGCACAAACTTTAGGCAAAGACATTTCCAACATTATTGGAGAGTTTGGTAAGTTTTTTGACGCTAAAGATGTAGTACAAAAAGCAGCTAATGATTTAGGTAAAAAAGGTCAATCTGATACTAGTAAGGCTTTAGAGATTGTAATGCATGCAGAAACGTTGCGACAGTCTGAAGAAGAATTAAAGCATTTATTAATTTACGGTTATGGACAGGCTGGCCTTTGGGAACAACTTCTTCTTGAACGTAGTAAGATTCGTCAAGCTAAAGAACGTGAAGCTCGTAACTTGGAGCGTAAACGTAAACAAATAGCCAAAAAACGTATGGATTGGGCTATTGGTATTACAGTGTTTGTAACTATAGGCACAGTGGCAGTTTCGTTACTAGTATTCATTGTTTCAATTATTAATTCACGGGGATAACGCATGGATTGGTTAAAACAAATTGCACCGACAATTGCAACTGCGTTAGGTGGCCCCCTTGCAGGATTGGCTGTTTCTGCCATTGCTAAAGCTGTGGGTGTTGAAGAAGATAAAGTAAACGATTTAATTTCTAGCAACAAAATGACACCTGAGCAAATTGCACAGGTTAAGATTGCTGAGATTGAATTAAAAAGACAAGAAAATGAATTGGGCCTCAACTTTGAGGCTCTTGCTGTTGATGATAGAAAGTCTGCTCGTGAAATGCAAGCAGCTACCCGTTCTATTGTGCCACCTGCATTAGCTGGTGCAATTACTATAGGTTTCTTTGGTATTCTTAGTATGTTGTTGTTTGGTCAAGTAGACGGCAACAACCCTACTATTCTTATGATGCTTGGTTCTTTATCTACAGCGTGGACAGGCATCATCGCGTATTATTTTGGTTCCTCTGCTGGTTCACAAGCCAAAACAGAAATGCTTTCTAAATCTCCAAAATGACACAACTATCCCGAAACTTTACTCTAGCAGAACTATGCAAATCAGAAGTTGCCATTCGTCGCAACATTGACAATACGCCTTCTGAAAAAGTACAAAATAATTTACAAATTCTTGTTGCTAATGTGTTACAACCATTGCGTGATAAGTTTGGGCCTGTGACCATTACAAGTGGATATAGGAGTCCCGCAGTAAACACTGCTGTGGGAGGTAGCCCGGTTAGTGATCATTGCCTAGGCATGGCAGCAGATATTGAAATCTCAGGCATTGACAATAAAGTGTTAGCTGAGTACATCCGCGACAACTTTAAGTTTACACAACTTATTCTAGAGTTTTACACAGACGATGTGCCCGACAGTGGTTGGGTGCACGTTTCGTATGATGAAAAAGATTTAAAGTGCAACGTTCTTCGTGCCGTTAAAGAAAACGGTAAAACTGTTTATCACAAAGGAATTTAATATGCCAATGGCTCAAGGTAAATCTCAAAAAGCAATTAGCAAGAACATTAAAGCAGAAATGAAGAAAGGCAAGCCTCAAAAGCAAGCCATTGCCATTGCACTTAGCAAGGCTGGTAAGTCTTTACCTGAGCGGGGTGAACGCACTGCTAAAAATAAAGCTAGCCGAGCAATGAAAAAATGAAGCTAGTTTATGTAGTGTGGGAAGACGCTACAGAGCTAGATGTGACAGCGTGGTCAGAGCATGAAGAAGATTTTATTTACACCCCGGTGCATTGCAAACAAGTGGGGTTTCTTCTGTATGATGGGCCAGAAGGAATTGTTGTTACAAATGGTGTGATTGAAGACGGCACTGTAGCTCGTCGTAACCAAATACCTCGCGGTATGATTAGGAGAATTGAATGGTTGACCGAACCAAATTCCTCGACGGAAGTGGCAAGCGAGTAATTTTACAACTCTTTAAAGAGTTTGCCCGTGTAGACGTTAAATTTAAACCAGTTTATACGTTACAACATTGGAAAGAAGTGTTTCTAGAGTGCCGGGATCCTTCCGAATACAGTGCTGCTATGGCACTGCTAGGCGATTGGGATCACTGGCTAGAAGTACGCAACCATCCCGTCATTAAGCCGCACATTGACAAGTGGCACTCTGAACTAGAAGTTAAACTACGTTCAGAAGCTATTCAGCAAATTAAGTCACACGCTAAACAACCCGGAGGTACTGCAGCAGCTAAATGGTTGGCAGACAAAGGGTATGCTCAGGAAGGGGCTAAAAAGCCCGTAGGACGGCCTAAAAAGGACGAGGAGGTACTACCCCCTTCTGCAGGTCGAATTGCAGGGGATATGGCTCGTTTAGGTATTGTTGTAGGGGGTAAAAAATAATGCCGTACATGACTAACGGAAAACGTGATTACAAGAAACAATACGAAAAGTATGACGGCAAAGACGACGTAAAGAAAGACCGTGCTAAACGTAACGGTGCTCGTCGTATGCTGGAACGTGAAGGCCGAGTAACTAAAGGAGATGGTAATGATGTTGATCATAAAACACCACTTAGCAAAGGCGGCAGCAATGCTAAGAAAAATCTGCGTGTACGTCCGTCAACTGCTAACAAAAGTTTTTCGCGCACTAAAACGGGGAAAATGAAATGAAGGCGGGTCTATATGCTAACATACATGCCAAGCGTAAACGCATTGCAGAGGGTAGTAATGAAAAAATGCGTAAGCCCGGTAGTAAAGGTGCCCCCACTGCAAAACAATTTAAACAAGCAGCAAAGACTGCCAAAAAAGGTAAGTAATGGCTAAAGATCCTCGACTAGAACGTGCTGGAGTAGCTGGTTTTAATAAACCTAAACGCACCCCTAGCCACCCTACCAAATCACACGTAGTAGTTGCTAAACAAGGCGAACAAGTAAAGACCATTCGTTTTGGTCAGCAAGGTGTGTCTGGTAGCCCTAAAAAAGAAGGCGAGTCAGAGAGCTATCGCAAACGTCGTGAGTCTTTTAAGGCACGACATGCTGGTAACATCTCTAAAGGTAAAATGTCAGCAGCATATTGGGCTGACAAAGTTAAGTGGTAATGACAGAAAAAGAACTAGTAAAGCAAGCTGCAGAAGCAGACTTGTTGACATTCATTAAACTTGTTGCACCGCATCGTGTACTTGGTGCCGTGCACGAAGAACTTTGTGCTTGGTGGCAGCGGCAAGATGCCAAAGATAACCAATTAGTGCTACTTCCACGGGATCACCAGAAGTCAGCTATGATTGCCTATCGTGTGGCACACCACATTACCAAGCATCCAGAAGCTACCGTACTTTATGTCTCAGCTACAGCTAACTTAGCAGAAAAACAACTTAAAGCTGTTAAAGACATTCTACTATCAGACATTTATCGGTTTTATTGGCCTGAAATGGTTAATGAACTTGAAGGCAAGCGTGAACGTTGGTCAGTGGATGAAATTAGTGTTGACCATCCAAAACGTAAAGCAGAAGGCATCCGTGATGCTACCATCAAGGCAGCAGGTATCACTGCTAACGTAACCGGGCTACACTGCTCGGTTGCTGTGCTTGATGACGTAGTGGTGCCAGATAATGCTTACACGCAACTAGGCCGAGAACAAGTGAGAGCATTCTACTCACAACTTTCTTCTATCGAATCTACAGGTGCTAAAGAGTGGGCTGTAGGTACTCGTTACCATCCCGGCGACTTGTACAAAGATATGATGGAAATGAAAGAAAGTTACTTTGACGAAGTTACTGATGACGAAGTAGAACTTGACGTTTACGAGGTGTTTGAGCGTACAGTAGAAACAAACGGTGAATTCCTTTGGCCTAAACAACGGCGCACTGATGGTAAGACATTCGGTTTTGATGCTAAGGAACTAGCTCGTAAAAAAGCTAAGTACTTAGACATTACACAATTTTACGCTCAATATTACAATAACCCTAATGCTGTGGAAACACAGCTTATTGACCGTAGTAGGTTTAATTATTATGACCGTGATAAAATCGAAAACTTTAGCGGTGCTTGGTATTTTGGTGACAAACTTTTGCATGTGTATGCAGCAATGGATTTTGCGTACACAGTCAATCACACTTCCGATTATACCGTTATTGCCGTAGTTGGAGTTGACGAAGATAATAACTACTACGTACTAGACATTGACAGGTTTAAAACTAACAAGATTTCTGTGATGTACGACAAAGCTGAAACAGTGTTTAGGAAGTGGCGGTTTAAAAAGTTACGGTGTGAAGTGGTTGCTGCACAGCGACTCATTGTGTCACAGTTCAAAGACTACATGCGTAGCCAGAACATTGTGTTTACGGTGGAAGAATACAATCCTCCGCGCAATATGAGCAAAACAGAACGCATTGCAGCCATTTTAGAACCACGGTATAACAACAATCAAATTTGGCACTACAAAGGTGGTAACTGCCAGATTCTGGAAGAAGAACTAATTATGAATAATCCAGAGCATGACGACGTAAAAGATGCTCTGGCTTCATGCGTAGAAATTTGTAAGTCACCTCTTTCCAGTAGGACTTGGGGTAAGAAAACAAACGTAGTTGCATTTAATAGTAAATTTGGTGGCGTAGCCTACTAAGAGGAACTTATGAACGAAAACATTCAAGTGTCATTTAAAGACGACAGCCTAGCAAATAAAATTGCCGACATGTGGGTACGCTGGGACAACGCTCGTAATGTATGGAAAAGTGACCAGCAAGAACTACGTAATTATTTGTTTGCTACTGACACACGTAAAACTAGTAATAGCAAACTACCGTGGAAAAACTCCACAGTAACACCTAAACTAACTCAGATTCGGGACAACCTGCATGCTAACTATATGGCTGCATTGTTTCCTTCTGAGAATTGGTTTTTTTGGGAAGCTACTGATAAAAGCCCCGAGTTAACCAAAAAACGTTATGCCATTACTAACTATCTAAAACAGAAGCTAAAAGCATCTAACTTCCAACTTCTCGTATCCCAATTGGTATATGACTACATTGACTTTGGTAACGTTGTTGTTACTTATGACTACGTGCGCGACGTTATTAGTGACAACACTGGTAACGTAGTTAGTCGTTATGTTGGCCCTAAAGCCTATCGTATTAACCCTACTGACATTGTGTTTAACCCTTTGTCAGAAACGTTTGACAAGACCCCTGTAGTGCGTCGTATGCTCAAAAGCGTAGGCGACTTAATGAATGATGTAGAAACCAAACCTGCACTAAACTACGACAAAGCTACGCTTGCTAAAGCAATGGCATTCCGTCAAAACTATCGTGATGATCCTGAGTTTAAGAAAGAACTCAACATGGCTATTGATGGGTTTGGCAGTGCTGACGAGTACCTAGATAGCGACATGGTAGAACTGCTAGAGTTTTGGGGCGACATTTATGATCCAGACACTAAACAACTGCTACGTAACCAGCTAGTAACCGTCATTGATCGTAAGTGGATTCTACGCAAACAACCCAACCCAATGTGGACAGGTAGCAAGCCTATGTTCCATTGTGGCTGGCGGCTACGTACAGACAACCTGTGGGCACAAGGGCCGCTAGATCAGCTAGTTGGTATGCAATACCGCATTGATCACCTAGAAAACCTTAAGGCAGATGTATTCGACCTGATTGCCTATCCAGTAATGGTTGTAAAAGGCTCCACAGTAGAGGAGTTTGAGTACGAACCCGGTGCCACTGTGTTTGTGGGTGATGAGGGCGGTTTGGAGTTTTTACGTCCAGATGCCACTGCTTTGCAAGCAGATATGCAAATTAACGAGCTAATGAACCGTATGGAAGAACTGGCTGGTGCACCTAAGCAAGCTATGGGCATCCGTACTCCCGGTGAAAAAACTAAGTATGAGGTGCAAAGCCTAGAGAATGCTGCTGGTCGTATCTTCCAGAGCAAGGTTAGCTGGTTTGAGCGTAACATTCTAGAACCCTTGCTAAACGGTATGCTAGCTGAAGCTATTCGCAATTTTGAGGGCGTAGAGCGCATTCGGACTGTGGATGAGGACTATGGTACAGAAGCCTTCGTTGAGGTCACCAAAGACGATCTGATGGCTGCTGGCAAGATCTATCCTATTGGTGCTCGTCACTTTGGTGAACAGGCACGGTTTATTCAGGAACTAAACCAGACTATGGTGGCTGTACAAGCTATTCCTACGGTGGCTGCACACATTAGTGGCAAAGCTATTGCCAAGGCTTTAGAAGAGAACCTAGGCTGGCAAAACTACAAGATTGTACAAGACAATGCCATGATCTTTGAACAGGCTGAAACACAGCGTTTAATGAATCAAGTGTCTGAAGACATTCAAACTGAGGCAACCATTAACCCGGAAGGTGACATGTCTGAAGAAGAGATGCCTCCAGAGGGGGTTGACATGCAGCAACAAATGATGTAATAT